TCACCCCTTGCCAATGACGACAAAGACGATGCGGCGGATCGCTTCGGCAAAGCTGACGCCCAGCGCCATCGCCGCGATGCCGGTGACGCCCAGCGCGCCGATCCCCATCAGCTTCCAGCGCCTGACGTCGTCGGTCACCGGCTTCATCTCCGCGACGTCCGTACCGATCGCCAGGACCGACGCCTCGAGTTCGCCAACCCGATCGGCAAGTTGCTCCATGCGCAAATGCACGTTGGCATGGCTCGTCGCGGTCTTGTCTTCGGCACGCTGGGCGCCCTCCTCGATCCGGCGAATGGATTCCTGCAAGCCGCGCATGCCCGCAACCAATTCGCCGAGCTGGCGGTGAACGGCTACATCGATTTCAACTGCCGACATCGGCGCGCTCCCCATGCCTGGCGCATTCCGCCCGTGTCCAGATTTCTGCCGCGCAAAGCCCGACGACCGTGCGGTCGATCCGGCGTTGATCCGCAGGCGTCGCACCGCGCGCGCCGATGAGATCAGTTCCGACCACGCCCCGCAGGCCCGGAACACTGGCCGGTTGCGAAGTTCCACAACCTGCCTGAATCAAGGCAGGAATCATAATCAAGGCGCCTTTCACCAGCGCGGCTCTGAGCGTCATTGTTCTGCCTTTCGATGAGACTGGCGAGGGAACGAGCACCGTCTGCGCGGATCTCGTGGACAAGCCAGGTGACGCCGGCGAGCAACAGCCCGCCAAGGACAAGCTTCGGCCAGGACAGCATCATTTCGCCCAGCCGAAACGTCGTGCCAGCCCATACCAGGTTTCGGAGAGCACGCCGGCAACCAGGCCGACGCCAACTTCCAACACCATCTGTATGTCGGGATCATCGGCAAGCGCCGGACCGATTTCAGGGACCAGCAGGCCCTTCGCAACAAGCAGGCCCGCGCCGTAGCGCAACACTATACGGATCACCACGGCGCTCATTTCGCCCACCTCGCGATAATTGCGACGATCGCGGCGGCAAGGCGTTCGAAAGTCTTGCTGGACCGGAAAGTGGCGCTGTCGCCTTGACCTTTGCCCCCTGACCCCGACTTTCCGGGCCGAAGCACGACGACGACGCCCGGCCCGGTCGACCCCGCCCTTTCCTGGCCACTCGGGCCATATCCGGCTTCACGCAATGCCGTCTCGAATGCCCTGCCGTAGGCCTCGATCTTTGGGCCATTTTGCCGGACATCACCGTTGATGATCGCGCGGGATGCCGCATAGCGATAGCCGGTCGCAGCCTTGGAAAGACTCTCGCTGGTGTCGAAGTCGGAGAGCCGCTTGCCGGTAAGAAGCCCCTGCGCCATGCCGTCGAACAGGATGCGCACCGCCGTTGCCGTCTCATTCGCCTGGTTGGGGGCAGCCGCGATGCCGAACTTCGCATAGTTCGCCCTGCCGGTGATCTGGGCCAGACCGCGCCCGCGATAACGCCACCCATCATCGGTCTCGACATTGCCGAGCCGCCCGCCATAGATCCGGTTCGCGAGCTTTCGCGGATTGCCGGCGTAAGGCTCGGCACGCGCAATCGTTGGGAAACGAGCGGGCCACACCTGCGTGAGCCGCTTCGCGGTGTAATTGAGATTTTCCTCGACCGGCTGCATGGAGCCGCCGGTCTCGTGATAGGCGGTTGCAAGGATCGCGGCGAGATGGCAAAGGCTGACGCCGCGGCGCCGCGCCTCCTCGAGGATCGCCTCGACGCCCCTCTCTTGCTGCACAGAAAAAGATCTGCCGAGTGCCGCGCTGCCCCGTCGCCGGAGAGCGGCAAAGAATACCGACCGATTCATAAGTCACCTGTCTTGTGAAGAGTGCCTAGAGATTGACCGCCGCGAGCCACAGGGCGTCGACCTGCAGCTCTGACAGGCCGAGCCCGTTCGCAATCGTGGCGACGAGGGGGTGCCCGCGCTGGAACGTCTCGGCATATTCCCACTCGATCTGTGCCCTGTCCCGTTCGGTGCCCGCGGGCAGCGCGGCAATCGTCGCTGCCACCGCCTCGGGCGAAACGCCGGCGCCGACGAGACCGAGACGGAATTGCCGCGCGGAGAGCGACGGCATTATCCGGCGGCTCTCTTCGTCCGTCGGGGGAACATAGTCGGCGACCGGAAAATCGCGGTTGTCGTCGAGCCACTTGCGGATGGTCGGATTGAGACCGAAGCCATCTTCAGGCCGCGATACATAATCGCAATCGTAAACCGCATCCTGCAGATCGGTTATGTTGCACTTGACCAGCAGCACGCCGTCTTCCCTGGTCTTTTGAACAGAATAGACCTCATTCAACGAAAGCGCCATCACGCAGTCCTCTGCATCTGTACCATGGAATTGCCACTGGAATAGGTGATCTGCCCGCGCGCCCGCCAGGTCCCGCCCAACTGAGAGCTCGCCCCGACATCCAAGGTGTATTGATAGGCGGCAGTGGAGAGGTAAGTGGCGTACCCCTGGTTCCGATTTCGCGCGCCGTTTGAGTAGCAGAGCACAGAATGACCGACGGGGAAGTTTGTCTCGTCCTGGTTGGAACCGGTGTAGACGACTGTTCGCGCACTGAGAGCGTCGCTTAGGTACGTGCCAAACCCCAGCATCCCGCCCGCGAACTGGATGTTTCCATCGGTGAAATGAGATGCGCCCCCGATATTCACCTGACCCGTGGTTGAGATAGTGCCAGCGCGAGAATCCACAACGACCCGAGTCACATTGTCAGTCGAGCTCGTAAAACCGACGCCCCACCATGAGGCAATCTGGACGTTCTGAGTAGAAAAGGATGCACCATCCCCCCCTCCCTTTCGGACTCCGGATTCACCGCCAACCGCTCCGAACAGGAGCCATTTCTGCGCAAAAGTGGCAGGCGCATCATCGAAATACACATTAAATGCACTGTCGCCCCGCATAACGGTGCGAAAGCTGGATTGATAGTAGTCGCTCGACCACTGAAAATTGAACGAATTGTCGGCACCGAAGATATACCGGAAGTGGCTATTGTTATCTGCGTACCAGCGCGTCTCGGAAGAGCTTGCTAACCGACCGTCGTTAACATGCAGATGACCACCCCATTCCATTACACCGTCTTCTCGCAGATAAAATCCGCGAACGAATGCACCGGAAGCGTTGTACAGCAACAATCCCATCAACCCCGTCGCGCTGTCATGGTAAACCAAACCACGATTCACGTCAGCGGCATTACGAAGCCAAAGGTGGCGATTTCCGTTGGACCGAACGATCACCTCTCCATTGGTAGACACAAGCGGGCCGGCGATAACGGCGCCAGTAAAGTTCGCGGCGTTGAGCGTCGCGATCTGATTACCGTTTACTGTTACCGAATTGGCCACAAAATTGAGGTTCCCGATATTCGACGTGAAACCGTCCCACAGACCGACAACCCAGTTGCCAGCGGCTACTGACTTCTGGAAGAATAGAGAAGGCTTTCCCGCCGCCATATCAGTCGGCTGCATGATAAGATAATCAGCCTGAGTCGTCGCAGCGCTAGAGCGTATGTAACACGTGGTGCTAAACGTCTTACCCGACATCGCCCCCGGCAGCCGCGCATCTGCCAGCGTGCCAGAGGTCAAATCGCTCGCGGATCCAGACGAGGCTACCGCCGCCAGTCCGAGAGTCGCTTTCACCGAAACCGCATCCACGTCGTCGAGGATGGTCCTGGCGAATGGTGTGAGGGCCGTCGTCGCATAAAGGTCGGTCCCCGTCGTATAGAGCATCTGATTGGGCGTAGTCGTCAGGCCGGCAATCGATTGCAGGCCTGCGTCCTGTGCCTGGACATTGGTGCCGATCTCGAGGCCAAGAGCGGTTCGGGCGCCGCTTGCGCTTGTCGCTCCCGTGCCACCCGCGGTCAGCGGGCGCGGTGCATTGGCGTCGGCCGTCAGGTCGTCGATCAGCGTGTTGTATGGCACGCTCTGGATCGTGGTATTGGGCACACCTTTGGTGCCGGCGGGAGGTGAATAGACGCCACCTGTTCTGGGCATGGCTTGTCTCCATGGAAGTGCGGGCCGCAAGCTTCCCTATTGTTCCTGATGTCGATGGAATGCGCGGAGCCGCGCGCGGGGACGCGCCCTGGCTGGCAGCGCGCGCCTTGCCGCGGGCGGCATGCCGACCTGTCGGACAGCGCTGAAAGACGCCATCGACAGACGGCATGGCGTAAGGCAAGGAGGCCTGGATCGGCGCCCCTATCGCTTCTTCCGTCCGGCGGCAAAAAGCCGGCCGTAGTCGACGCGGCGCATGCCGTCGGCCCCGCGGCTGACGGCATCGGGGCGGGTTCTCTCCACCTCCTGCGCCATTACGCCAAGATGCTTCGGGCCACTGCCGGGCTCGCCCTTGTAGCGGTATTCGTACAGCGAATGCCCGTCGAGCGTGCCGACCCGTTTGATGTCCTTCTTTAGGCGGCGGTCCGAGACGTTCTTGCCAAAGGGCAGCATGCCGAACAGATTGCCAAGCGCGCCGCTGGCGGCGCTTTGGCGCGTTCGATAGGCGTCAAGCTCTCCCTGATACTTGTTCTGCACCAGCCCGGCATAGTCCACCGGCTCGATCCGTTGCCCCTGTGTCGGCACGAAATTCGGGTTGCTAACCTGGGCGCCGGAAAGCAGACTCGAGATCTCGTTGATCGGCTGGTTGCGCTGGGCATACATCTCGTTGAGATATTGCGTCCGCGCCGCATTCTGTGCCGCAAGTTGCGCCTGCTGCGCGTTGAAACTCTGATCCTTCAGCGCGTTGTTGGCGGCGGTCGTCGACTGGTTGTTCTGGTGCATCTGCTGCAAGGCGTCATTGCCGAAGCCGACAGCAGCGAGCGCCTGGTTGAAATTCTGCTGCTGCGCGGCATTTGCCAACTGAAGGTTGTTGGCGTTCTGGGTGTACTGCTGGTTCTGCGCCTGGTTGGCGAACTGGCCGCCTTGCAGCATCTGGCCGTAGGCCTGCTGCTGTGCCGCATTCTCGAAGGCCGCCGCCTGCTGCGAAAGACCCACGAGCCGGGATTGCTCCTGCCCGGCATTGAGAATGGCTCCGAACCGGGCGTCGTTTGCCTGCCGGTTTGCCTGGTCGATTGCCCGGTTATAGGCTTCCGAGCCCGGCTGTAAGCCCTGGTTGGCAAGCTGTGTCTCCAGCGCCGCCCGGTCTCGGTCGAGCTGCGGGTTCATGCGCGCCATCAGCGCATCCTCATAGCGCTTCGTGTCGAAGTTCGTCTCGTAGCTGCGCCTGATGTCACCCGCATTGCCGAGCGAGCTCTGTATCGCTCCGGCGTTGGCGACCGCCCCTTGAGCGCGGCCCGTACTGGGCAGCGTCGTCTGCAGCGCCGGGCCGGGAGCGTATTGCTGATACTGCGGCAGGTTGATTGCGTTGGGGTTGCCGGCCGCCGGTGCGCCGGAAAGATCGAGCGGTCGCCCCAGCAGATCGTTCAACCGTGCCGACTGGCTGTTGGCGAGCGTCGCCATGTTCTTTTCGGCGGCGTCCGTCTGGTCCTTGATCGCCTGCTGTGCCGGCGAGAGCGTCTGCGTCGCCGTCCAGGTGGGAATGTCGTAGAAAGCGCCGCTCGACGGGTCCTTCCACTTGGTACTGCCCGTCTGCGAATAGGTCAGGCTGCCGTCGGGCGTCACTTGGTTGACATTGCCGAGGGTGCCATTGGCAATGGCGGTGCCGATGTTGGTCGCGGTCTGCGCCGCCGCGGTCGCGCGCGGATCCGGCGGCTTAGGAGCTTTGGGTTTTCCCATGGTGCCTACCTCTGGTTGGCGGGGTGCGCCCGCCATTGGTTGTCTGTGAGTGTGAAGATGATTTCCGCTTCAGCCCGCCCACGAAGGCGGGGAATTCGGTGCGGCGTGAAACCGAACCGTTCGGCAATCGCGATCATGCCGGCATTGCGCTCGGAAACCCTGAGCACGACCATCTGGCAGCCGATCTCCTGGAGCGGATAGCCGAACATGCCCTTGAGCACCGGCCGCGTCAGCCAGCGTCTGCTGGTGGAAGCCGCCGACAGTTCGATAACACCGGCCTCCGGCGCAAAATTGTGAAACACCACGCCAGCCAGGAGCGCGTCGCCTTCGACGACGCCCATGGTGGTAAAGTCCGCAAAGCCGCGTTCGCAGCCGGCGATGTGGCGGGCCACGAAGTCCGCGATCGATTGGTTCACCGTGGGGTTGCCGGCACCACCCCAGACGATCCTCATGCACTCGCCTCCCCGGCCTCGACCTGCAGCGTCGCAAGATCCACTTCCAGATCGAGCCTTGCCGCTCCACCGGATGTGATGGCGCAACCGACTGCCAGCATGTCGCCTGACGCCCGCACATTCTGCCGAAAACTGTAGCGAAGCTGCTGCGTCAGCGAGTCCCAAACCGCCTTGTCCCACAGTCCGACATCCCAATCGGAGGATGCGGCATCGCCAGCCGTCACGCTGGTGGCCGCAGGGATCGACCGGTCGAAGTCCGCTCGAGCAAAAAGCCGCACTTTCGGTTTGCTTTTCGCCCGGAAGAACATGTGGGCGAGCGTGGCTTGCGCGCGCTGGCCAAACCGGCCAGAGGGTGCAAACTGTGAGAGATAGGCGGCCGTAAAGGTCAACCCGTCGTCGGTCCCCGTCGTATCGCCCTGCCAGCAAAAGCCGGCGTCGGCGCCGAAGAACAGCCCGCCCTGCAGCGTCTCGTAGCAGCTCGCCCGCCAATTGCTGATCGTCGACCAGCGGCCGCTGAGCACATTGAGCACGAATGTCGTATCCGCGACGACGCTGTTGCCGGGAAAGGCGATGAAGACCAGGTTCTGTTCGGGCCATTGCTTCACCACCCAGCCGGCGCCGGTGGCATTCGCCGCCCGCCGCCAGTCGTCCTCGATCGGGCGCGAAACAGAAACCTGGCTGAGCGCCTGGCGATCGCGCTGGAACACCTGCGAAATCGGCGTCAGCCCGTCGCTGGTGGCAATCAGGATATCGCCGCCGGCGCGGATCCAGGCGTTCTTGCCGAGCGGCCTGCCGATCTGGTAGACGCCCTTCAGTGCAAAGCTGTTGGCGTCACTCGGGTCGGAACCGGCATAGACCGCCACCTCCCCTTCGGTCGAGACGAAGACGCAGAGATCGGAAAGGCCGTCGCCGCTTTCGAGCGACCAGGAAAAGCCCGTCAGCAGCGAGCCGCCCTTCTTCATCACGCCGCCCAGCGGAAACAGCGCCGCCGCCCCGCCGATCACGTTGACCGGCAGATAATAGGCGTCGAGGGTGGCATTCTTCAAAAAGAACTGCCGGTTCTTGAACAGCCAGCCGTAGTTGAGCTGCGCCATGGTGGTCGCGTCGGGAAAGGTGATCGCCGGCGTCGTCGCCCAGGTGCTGCCATTGTACACCCGGCGCTGATCGGCGCCGTTGAGGCAGATGAGGAAGGAGTTGCCCGCATTGGTGTGCTGGAAGGTGCACCAGTCGCCGCCCGAAAGTCCGCTGACGGCGGCTGCCGTCGTCACGGGCGGTGCGGCCGGCGAGGTCATGTCGTAGATCGCCGTATCCGTCGCCATGAAGAGCTTCTCCGTGGCGCCGTATTTGTATTTGAAGGCACTGCGGATCGTGCCGCCGTCGGCCACCCGCCCCCGCTTCTGCGAACCGCCGCGAATGCGGCAGCCGACGAGCGTCGGGAAAAAGTTGCGCAGAACGCTCGCCGATCCTGGTTGCTGTGCCGCCATGTCGGCCGTCGTCACGAGCCCGTTTTTCGGCGCCGGGAAGGTGATCGGCTGCGAGGTCTGCTGCCGCCCGATGCTGGTTGCGCCGCGATTGTTCTGGCCGACGCGTCCAGGCCTTACGTCCACTCTCATGATGCCCCCCGGTCGGCGTTGAGTTCCTGCAGCAGATTCGCCTCGAACTCGGCGAGGCTGTCGTCAAAGGGCAACCCCTTCTGCCGCTTCCAGCGCCACAGAATGCCCTTGCCCAGCAGCCGCTCGGGAAACAGTGTCCGGTCGTCATCCGCCTGCAGCGTGTTGCGCTCCTCGAAGGGGTCGCCCAGCACCCAGTTCTTCGAGATGTAGTCGACGATGGCTCCGACGCCTGCTGACGCTGGCAAGAACAGCATCTGGTTGTCCCGCAGGAAGAAATAGGGCTGCGCCGAAGCGGTGCTCGTGGCGACCGCCCATTGCGAGCTGTTGGTGATCGGGCGAAAAAAGCCGCCGGATGCGGTGCGCACGGCGCCGCCCGGCGTCAGCCGCTGACAGTCGGCCGGAAGGGTCAGCGGCGAGAGGATCGCCATATGCTGCTTCAGCAGGCGCCGCCAGTCGCCGCGGCGGGCAATCTCCTCGCCCGCCTCCTGCGCCAGCGCCACCATCGTCTGGGCATTGGGATCGTTGGAGCCGTAGATGCTGTCGAAGCGGTCGAGCGAAACGATATCGCAGACCTCGTTGATTGCCGAAAGCAAGGTCATGGTGTCACTCCTGCGACAGTCATTTGCGCGTCGCCCCAGCGGGCGCGCTCGTCGGCAACACCGAGCCCCGCAAGCGCCGACATTTTCAGCTGTTGTGCCGCGCCTGCCTTGCCGGCGTCGCGCTCCCAGATGGCGATCTCCTCGACCAGCCCGTAGAGATATACGTCAGGCGCCCTTTCGAGCAGCCAGTTGACGGGGTTCTCCGCCGTCAGCGGAGGGATCTTGCGATAATAGATCATGGTGAGACCGTAGCTTCCCGCTGGGAAAGGCTTGATCCTGTTGCCGACGATCGCATAGCCGAGTCGGCCACAGGCTTCGGCCAGATTGCTCTCAGCCAATTGCTGCAAGGCCATGGCACGGATCGGCCGGCCGCTCGCGCTCAGCACTTGTCGCGCCTCGACAAAATCCGCAGGCAGCGGCGCATCGCCTTCGACGACGGTGATCGCCGCCGTTGCTTCCATATCGCTCACGCGCAGCATCCGGTTGAGTTTCAGCTCGGCAAGGCCGAGAAATCGCGGAAAGAGGTGGGCGATGTCGTTACGGCCGCTGTATTCTCCGGCATCGACGAGCAATGCGGCATAGTCTGCAATGCTCATAGCCGGCCCTCCTTGGTGCGCCAGGCACGATTGTCGCCGTCGTTGAGGAAGCGTTTGACGAAGCGGTCGTCGCCTTCCGAATGCGCCGTCACCAGGCCAGAGGCATGCGCAATGTTGAGTGGGACCGAGGCGACGCGGTGCCAATCGCCGCGCCAGGCCTTCTCGGCGCTGTTGCGCACGTCCCGGTTTTCGCTGAGCAGATTGTCGACGGGATAATCGACGCGATAGACATCCTTCTCCCCGTCGAAGAGGTGCCAGACCGAGCGGCCCGTCATCCGGTCATGATCGTAGAGCGTCCAGGCTCCGTCGCGGATCAGCATCGCTCACTCTCCCGGCAAGGGATCGGCGCGCTCGGCCTTGCCGGCGGCAATCAGCGCCTTCGCCTCCTCCAGGCTGAGCGATACGACGGCCCCGGCCACTGTTCGCTCGCCATCCTGGAGCCAGACATCGTAGACGAGGCGGACAGGCACCGATTTCTTTGCTTCGGTCATCGATTTCTCCATGAAAAAAGGCGGCTCCGAAGAACCGCCTTGCCAATGATCATTCGTTTTTTTGAACCGCGCTGCGGCGGCCGTGGAAGCGCGGCGTGCACCACCCAACTCTTGACTGCCGATAGGCTATGTTTGTCTTGCGCCTTCAGCGCCGCCAATTGCGCCGCCCGCTCCGTGCGAGACCCAGTCGGTGGACGTTGGCCAAGCACATCGCCTGGCGCCTGCGCCCCTTCCTTGTCTTCATTCCGAAAGAGACACCCGTCCCGGCGGCTCTTTGCCGGCGTGAGCGCCGCCATGCAGCCGACGGTCTGCATCACCCGGTCGAGGATCGCCTCGGTGAAGGGGGCTGCGCGCCGTCGGTCGGCGCCAGCGCAAACCCCGTCGCCAACGATATTCCCTGGTCGCTACTTTCCATGTTCGTTCCGAAAGAGGTCGGCCGGCACCGGCGGCGTCTTGCCGAAAGCGAGGGGTGTGGTGCAGCCGATGAAACCGTCAGCAAAGCCGAGTGCCTCAGAGGGCGTATAGCCGGTCGCTTCGGCCTCAAGGTCGAGCGACCAGCCTTCGTTCTGGACATAGCTGCTTCCCGTGCGGTTCTCGGCGACACGAATAAGGTCGTCTTCATTTCCCGGCGTTTGGAACCCCCAGATCAGCCTTGGCTGGCCGGCGACATCAACACGCTGCTGAATGTACCCGGTCAGCATAAAGCCCGAGACATAGACAGGCTTCTCAAAGGCCACGCGCAGCGCCGCCCGCGCAACGCCTCCAGGCTCTCGATATGGCCCCATGGCATTCTTGAACGTCATCTTGCCGAAGGCGTCTTTCTCCTCACCAAGTGCCGCGAAGAAGTCCTGCCGGCATTGGAGCAGCGCGTTCACCAACCTGTTGCCCCGCAGCAGCGGAGGCGGCCCAAGCTCGGCCAATCCGAAAGTCTCCTCTGCCCACGGCAAGCGGAAGTCTCTCGTTTCGCTTTCGTCGGGTTCACAGGTTACGGTAGCCTGCTCGTCAGGATCAAAATAGGAGCGGAAATCCAGGTGTTTCGAGACCGGGCCGACGGCGGCATCCTTTGAGCTCAGCGAAGAAAAATCTCCCCAGAATCTCACCCGGTACCGCTCAGCAACGGCGCGCGCGACCTCACGGGGCGGTGCGATCACCTGAAAGCCCCAGGCAAAGCGTGTTGGCTTACCCTCCTCTATCGTCCTTCGCTGAAAGAAGCGCACGACGGAAAAATCGCCAACCTTAATGGGACGCTCGAACGTCACGCTTTCGTTGTAGGTATTCTCGGCCTCGGGAACGTGAGGCATATTGTCTGGGCTTTCAAAAGCTTCGACGCGGAACCGCGGAAAGGTTTTTCTTTCGTCCCACAGCACTTTGAAGAACGAGGGCTTGCAGGCGACGAAAGCATCGAGAATTTTATTGGCCTTAGCGCCCGATACTTTCGCCGATGGGAACAGGTCCTCCGGTGAAGGCAAGCGCTTCCTTCCCGCCTCCTCGTCGGTTGCCAGACCCGACATCCGATCCTTGGAAGCGTCGCACATCACCAGCGTCCGCGTGGGGTTGTTCGCCGGGCGAATGACGATTTTCCTGTAGCTGTCCTCCGGCGCGACCGATGCGTCGCCGTGTTGTGCCTCCGGCTCGGTGCTGAGCTTCAACTCGAGCAGATGACCATCTTTGGCAACGAACCTGGCGCCGGGCAGCAGCGTCTCGATCACCTTGGCGACCTCAGGCAGATTCCGCTCCACCTCGAAGCCCCATGCGAAGTGCGGAACGGCAATACCGACGGCCTCGAACTGGACATACCCGCTAAGCGGCAGTCCCGTAGCAACGGCCGGCGCTGCGAACGCGATGTAGTGCCCGGTTACTCCGTCCGACGCGTAGTGGTCATAGGGGCTGATCGCGACTGCGCGAAAGTCTGCCTTATCACTCGTGAGGAGAGAAAATATGTCGGCCTTGCAAGCCAGGAATTCGCCAAACACCCTTCCCGCATCGACCCGCTCAACCGCCGCAGCAGGCGTCGCAAGTATGAGCAGACAGAAGACCGCGCAAAGACGCTTAAGAATGTTAGACCCCATCTGCCCAACTCGCCTTGTAACTTGAACATTGTTGCTCGAACGCGTCGGACAAACGCTTCGAAATGGGAAAGCGAGGGTCAGAGCACCGCCGTTTCTTGCCTTCACATCAACGCAACCAGAAAAATTTCATGTCCACTGATAACTCGTCTGACTTGTAGAACATTACAAGAACATACGCAACGGGATTTTGGCAGCGGAACGATCCTGTTCAGTCAGAGATGCGTCAGGAATGGCACATTGCGGCTCATGTGACATCAGGCCGGCGACCCGGGCGTCTCCGTGGCTACCACGGCGCCCATCTAGCGGGTTACCTTACTCCGGGGCAGGTGCCAGGGCGGCCCGTCGACAGGGCGCGGTGTCGGTACGGGCGGCTCATAATTTGGAAGATTCATGGCACGGCGCGCCAGCTTTTGACGTTCGGCAAGCTTCGGTTCGCCTGATCTCAGATATTCTCGCTCGATGATACACGCGGCCTCATCGGCATTGTCCGCCTGCTTAAGTTTCTTCAGGACTTTCTTTTCCGGCGTGTTCAGAAGCTCATGCTCCAGAAAGCCGTAGTTTGCTTCATACGATTGTTCGTCGTAGCCGTTCTGCTTGGCCCAATCCTTGAATGCCTCCCGTCGCGCCTTGTCCCACTGCATATAGCCGAGAGCATTCCCTTCATCGCGACCGGTGTCATAACCGCGTTGCCAGAGGTTACCGCGCAGCGCGCCGAACCCACCACTCTCATGGTCACCATTGCCGACAATTCCTGCAGCCTCGTGCTCACCCATTAGCATGCGTCTCTGCAGGTCCCGTTTCATCCGTGCGGCAATATTGTCCGAGAGTTTGTCGCGCGCCGTAGTCGCGTTGAGGCGGCCAGCTGGCAACACTTGATGGCTGGTGCTGAACCTCGTCGTATCAGTCAGCGTACCCCGATAGTGCATCGGCGCCTTGCGAAAATCACCGCTTAAGAGTTCGCCCGCCGGCGGATGCCGGAAACGCGCGCTCTCGCCGCGCGGCGCCTCTACGTCGGCAATGGGGCTCCTGCCCGCCAATGCCGGGCTCTCATCGAAATAGTTGATCGCCTCCCGAACGGATTGAATTCGGGCGGGTAGTCCCATCGAGTTGAGAAACTTGTCTTCCAGGTCCATTTCACACCTAACGTGCTTGGGTTTGTTCTGTCTGCATCGCCCCGACCTGCGCATTCCGCGACCCGTCACGAGGCGCCGACGAACGAGAGCGGCTCCTTGAAGCCGCTCAAGCCGCCAGCGCTGCGGTTGTGCGCGAGGAAGGATTACCTCTCCCGATCAGCTCGCGGCACTCAGCCCAAAGAGGTCGGCCGCAACGCCGAGGCCCTTTTCGTTGTGCACCTTCAGCGTGCCCTCGCCGATGATCACGCCCTTGTCGGCGTCGCCGGTCTTGGCCACCGCCTTGTCCTCCTGGATGTTGCGCAGCCAGAGGAAGGAGAGCATGTCGGTGTCGAGGAAGAAGGCGTTGCGCGCCAGTTTCGCATTGCCCGCCTGCACCCGGTTCGGGTGGATCATCACCGTGCCGAACGGGCCTTCGTAATAGTCGGCGGTCGCCACGATCGTGTTGCGTTCGCCGCCCTGCGAGACGGCATAGCGGAACGGCGCGACGTTGGCGTCGGACATGAAGGTGACGAAGACCGATTTGACGTAGGGCGAAACCGAGACGTGGCGGAAATTGGCGCCGTTCTGGTAGCCGGTCTGCATCACCTGGTCGAGGATCGCCTTGGTGAAGGGGCGCTGCGCGCCGTCAGTCGGAGCCACCGTCAGGCCGGTCGTCGGGTTGAAGCCGCCATTGGCGCCGCCTGCCCCGCGCGAGACGTTGGTGGTGAGCCAGGTCGGCAGCGAGCCGAACTCACGGGTCGCGCCCGAGACCGAAGCATTGGTGTCGGCGATCGCGTATTCCAGGTCCTTGCGGATCTCCACGCCCTTCTTCAGCTTCTGGTATTTGCGCTTCTGCACGTTGCCGGCCTCGGCCACCACCTCCTGGGTGGCGGAGATGATCCAATCCTTGCGCAGGATCTGGGTGTAGTTGCCGAGCCTGGTCGGCGCGATGATGGTGCCGAAGGTATATTCGTCGCCCTCCTGGCGGATGTTCTCGCCGGGAGTGGCGAGTTCGTCCGTCTCCCATTCCGGGTGGTGGGTGTTGCACTTGCCCTTTTCGATCAGCGAATAGATCGGCGTATCCTCGGGCGTGATGCGGGAAACGACGTCGGAAAGCTCCTCGCGGTTGCCCACGGCCTGCGAGGTCGTGAAGGTGTTTGCTACGACAGCCATGATAGTGTCCTTGATTGTTTGAGAGAGGTCGGCACCGCCCGCGTCAGCAAAGACGCGCGCGCTGCCATCACATGTCGATCGGAGATCTTGAGCAGGACCGCTCCACCGAAACCACGTAAAAACAAAGAGATGAAGCGGTTTCCGGACTCTGTTTGTGATGGACTTCCGGCATGCCGCCCGCCGAGCTCAGTCGAAATCGACGCCCATCGCGTCGCGGATCGAGCCGCTCTTCACGAGCCGCTTCATCGCTTCCCGGCTCCGTCCCGGCGCCTGCTCTGCCTTGCCGGCCGGCCTTGGCCGCACCACCGGCGCCGGCGCTCGGGCAAGCTTGCTCATCGCCCGCTTCTTTGCCTGCTCGGCGGCAAGGCCGAGGCGGGCATAATGCGCGAGCTTGAACAGGCGATGATCGGTGACCTCGCGCACTTCGGCTTCGGAAAAGCCGAGCGCCTCGGCCACCTCGAACGCGCCGGCGAAGAAGGAAAGTCGCCCCTCGTCATCGGCCGTTTCGGGAAAGGCCTCGATCAGCTTCAGGTTTTCCGCCTCGAGCTGCTCGTCGCTGGCGGCCTCCGAAAGCGCGCCCATCACCATTGCCGGCGCCTCGGCAATCGAAAGAATCTCGTCGATCCGCTCGAGCCCCGCCTGGTGCAGCGCCCATTGCCGGCGATAGCCGTCCGGGTCGAGTGCGGCCATGTGTTCCGGCGGTTCCGGTGGGATCTCGCTGGCGATGAGGTTGGCAAAGGCATTGGCCGATTGCGCCACGCGACTTGCCATGCCCTCCAGCGCCCGCCCGCGATTGGCGATGTCCTGCGTCTTGTGGCGATAGTCGCGGTCGCGCATATAGCCGAGCTTCAGCTCGGAAAACGGCACTTCCTCGCCGCCCTTGAGGACAACAAGAAAATCCTCGGCTTCGTTGGCCGCCGCGTCCTCGTCAGGCTCGGCCGGTTCGTCGTCGGGATGTGCGGGGTCGTCGTGGCCCTCGCCACGGGTCTCGTCCCGTCCGTACTCGCTTGCCCTTCCCGGCTCCGGGTTGGCCTCGTCTTCGGGCTCCCAGAAATCGAGATCGGCATCGTCAAGCCCGGTCGCGGGGTCAACGGTTTTGCTCCCGCCAAAAGGCAGGTTGGCACTATCGTTCGTCATGGCGTGACCTTTTTGAGAGATACTTCAATGCATTGGGCCGGACAGGCATCTGCCTGGAACGACCTCATGAAAGCGCTTGCCCGTCAGGCGGGTGCGCCCTTGCCGTCAGCCTTGGCTTGCTCCGTCAGGAACTTGAGCCTGGCGCGGAAGTTTCGGATAGCGCGGGCTTCGGCCGCATAGGCCGCCCGGCCCTGATCGTCGGTGAGGCCGGCATGGATGCAGCCGTTGATCGCTGCCCATTCCAGCTCGTTCATCACCTCGTTGAAATAGGGTACGTCGAGAATGGCGCGCGCAGCCGCTGCCCGTTCCTCTGGTTTCATGCTGTTGACCTCGTTTGGAGAGCCGTCGTTTTCGACCGAAATTCTGCGTCGAACGCCGCCTTGATTCTGCTTTTGTTCCGCGCTACCGATGTGCGAAACGGGGCGATTTGCTACTCTGGATTGCAATCGCGATTACCAATGAGATTTTGCCGGCCGTTCGGCGTCAGAGCCTCGGTCCGGGGTCCCCCCTCCCAGTGCAAGGCCCGACTGGAGCGTGCCTGCGCCAGTCACCGAAACGCGCTCGTCTATCGAATGAGGAACCCGTGAGAAGATTATCGAGCTTGATCTTGTCCGCCCTGCTTCTCGCCGCCGCGGTTTCGCCCGCCTCGGCGGCCGGCCAGTTCGGCAAGCCGCTCTACCTCGTCAAGGCCTTCCTGCTCAAGGCCGACAAGACCTTCGATCACGCGACGAACTGGTGCGGCTACGATAGCGTCTGCACCCTCACCGTCGGCGATTATGACGTCCGCTTACGCTTCTTCATGAGCGGCAGAAGCTACCGCTTGCGCGTTGCGCCGTCCTGGGATGGCGCCGATCCCTGGTGCATCTTCGCGGATGGAAGCGACGAGGCCTTGGTCGCAAACGGCCAACCGCACGACGAAAGGCTCTATTACAGAACAGCCTCTGGCCGCCTGGAGCTCGGCACACTCTACATCGCGCTCGAAAGCCTCGAATAGCCAGAGCCGTTCAGTCCAATTAAGACCGTCTTGATTCTGCTTTTGTTCCGCGCTACCCATATGCGAAGCCGGAGCTGAAATGCCACCTAACCGGGCAGCGCAGCGCGGCCTTAAGGATCTTTCCGGCAGGACTTCGCGATGGAAAAGCAAGGCAAGATACGATGGTTCGAAAGCGTCGCGCTCGATGGCGCCTTCTGGCTGGCGATGGACAACATCGGTTGGCTGGTTGCCGAGTTCTTCCTCTATGGCGCCGCGCGCCTACTTGTTCGCTTTTTCAGTTTCGGCAGACTTGTAGTGGAAGATTTGTACGACAATAAGTCTGGATTTAACTGGTTCGGCGTAAACGTGGGCGGGGTGGCCGTCTGATGATGAGCGCCGGCGTGGCAAAGATCATAGCCGTCTGCTTCTGGGGCCTGTGCCTCGCCGCCATTGGCTTCACTGTTAGGAGAATTGGTGCATGAAGAAAGTCGGAGTTGCCCTGGACGCCATCGCCGGGATCGTCCTCAATATTCTCGATATAATCGTTCTCGGCTATCTCTTGCACCGTGTGGCACGCTTGATCGTTCCACTTTTCAGCTTCGGTCGAGTGCAGGTCGAGGATATCTATGCCTCCGGCACCGGCTTCAACTGGCTGGGCCTGAAGCGCCAGGAGGATGGGCGCCTGCTCCTGAACTCCGACATGAGCATGGTCGCAGCCGCGCTTTTCTGGGTTCTGTGCCTGGTCGCTTACCTCGCCGTCACCCGCGGGTTTTAGCGAAGAGCAGTTGGCACCTCGGGCTAATCGCGCCATCGGCCTTGCGCCTCTCGCAGCGAGGATCGGCTGGGGAACAGGCTTTCCCAAAAGCCACGACCGTTGGGCTGCACTTCATTGACAGGTGTTTCTGGGGCAGATGTTTCTGGGGCAGGCGTTTCTGGCAGTCGGGAGGTCCGTGACACTGGAGCCATCTTCGGGCCGCCCTTGAGTTCTTGCGCGTCCTTGCCGTATGCGTCTTCCCAGAAACCAGGATTCTGGCGATAGATTTCATATGCATCGTGCCATTCATTGCCAAAGTCCTGGCCAATCCTGTCTGCATAGGCTTCGGGCACATTAAGGATGTCGTTAAACATCGACTTGCCAAGCTTCCTACCGACCAGATTCAAGCCCTGATTGATCAGAAAACCCATCTCATTCTCCTTGTCATACGCGCAACCGCTCGTTCCGACGGCCCATCGAGGTGCGTCAGATGAAGGCCGCGCACTGTCGCGTAAATTGGTGGTTGTTGGGTCAGCTTCTATCCGCGTCCAGAACCGGCGATCCTGAACACGTGCTTTTAGGATGAGCCGTATTGGGATTTGCACTCAGAGCTTGGCAACGGAAGCAGCCCAGTGCCCCTCGCCTGCAACGGCGGGCTTTAACGCCACCTTATTTCCCCGCCCGCCTGGTACACTGGTTCTCTCGCTTGATGCAGGCGATCTCCGCCGTCGAGCATTCGGCAATGCCATTGACGACTGCGCAGTGCGAGCACTGGTCGGTGAACTCCAGGCAATCCGGATTGGCCCTGATGAAGGCCTGCAGGCTGCTATCCTGGGCCTGTTGCGGTTGGGCTGGAGCGTCAGCGCCGGGCGTATCCGCCGCGTGAGCGGCGGTCATCGCCGCAATGGCCAGCGCCAGGCAAAGCGCGACACGAATGCTGGACTGCCTCATCCCCTGCTCCTTCTCAGCGCACATCCGACGCGACGTGAAACGGCTCTCGGCCGAAACTGCGCAATGTCGGAGAGTGCCGCCACGACGCCCGCCGTGCAAGCGGTCGCCCGCCGCCCTCACCCCAGTTCGTTGCGGATCGCCCGCATGAACACCTTGGCGCCGATGCCGATCAGATCGTCTGGAAAGTCATAGTCCGGATTGTGCAACCGCGCATGGTTTTCGCCGGCGCCGAGGAAGAACATCGCCGCTGGCGCCACTCGGCCGAAAAGCCCGAAATCCTCCGATCCCTTCATCGGCAGCACGCCCTCGCCCTTGTCATGGCTGACGCCCTCCTCGTCCATGGCGCGCTCGAGCGCGATGACCGCAGCCTCCGCATTGCTGCACTGGTGGAACACGTCCTCGTAGCCGATCGTCACCTTCAGCCCCGCAGCCTCCGCCTCCCTGGCAACCAGCGCCTCGGCGCGGGCCACGAGATCGGCCATGCGCTCGTCGGTCAGTGTCCGGAGCGTCGCCCAGATCTCGGCATAGCCGGGGCTGATGCCGAAGGCCGCCTCGCCGAGCCGCGCATGCGTCACCGTGACAAGCGTATAGGTCTCGTCGAGCGGCCCGTTGTTGCCGAGCGCCGTCAGCCCGGAAAGCAGCGCGGCCATCGCGAAGGTCGGCGCAATGCCATCCTCCGGCGTCGAGGCATGCGCCGTCTTGCCGGACAGCGAAATCCGCATGCCGCGCGAGGCGCAATTGACCGGTCCGCTGCGCAGCGCCGCATGGCCAAGGCCGATGCCGGGGAAATTGTGCAGCGAGAAGACCAGGTCCGGCCGGATCGCCGCAAATTTCGGGTCGGCAAGCGCCGCCGCGGCACCTGCGCCGTTTTCCTCCGCCGGTTGGAACATCAGGATCGCGCGGCCCCGCGCCGGGCGCTCGCGTCCAAGCCCTTTGGCCAGCGCCATCAGGATCGTCATGTGCCCGTCATGGCCGCAGAGATGCCCCTTGCCCGTGATCTGCGAGCGATGGCCGATCTCCGAGATCTCCTCGATCGGCAGTCCGTCAAGCTCGGCGCGCACCATCACCGTCGGCCCCGGTTCGCGCCCTTCGTAAACTGCTGCCACGCCATGCCCGCCAAGGCCGGTGACGACGGCGTCCGGCTTCGTCTCGTCAAGCGCCGCCACGATCGTTCGCGCCGTCTCCCGCTCCTCGCCCGAAACCTCCGGCCGCCGGTGCAAGGCATGCCGGAACGCCACAAGCGCCTCGAGTTCACGGTCGATTAGAAACATTCACGCCCCTCCGCTGCGAGTTTCCCTGTTCTTAGCAGGTCCTGGAGGGCGTCGCCAATCGCGCCGGCGCGTGTTCTGACCTTTCGTCGGCTTCTGGTGCCAGCATGCGGCGCAACAGCAGGTTCAAGCGAACTGTAGGGTGGTCCCAGCAAACCCACCAGAAATGTGATCTCCACCCAAAACGCATTGAGGCTATCGGCCCGGAAAAAACATGGGTGTTCGTACCGCCCGCCCTAATGGCAGAACATTCTAGGAACGTCGACAAGAAGACAAGCAGGAATACCGGAACTTTCCAATGCAACCTCTGGAAAGCATTCCTTTCCGGTGGCGGCCTGTGTCCGCAGCCTAATCCCTGATCCGCGCGCCTTCTTCGCCTGGCTTCTCGATCGCCACGGCCTTCGCCCGGATGGTCGTATTCACAGTCATGCGGACCTTCTCGGCGGCAAGCTGCGCCTCCATCTGCAGGCGCTGCATCGCCGCATCCGGCTGCTGCTGCTCAGTCGCCTGCATCCGCCGCCGGATATCCTCCGGCGTCGGCTTGGTGAAGTAGAGGTCGGGCGATTTCAACCCCGCCGCCCCCACCGTCTTGGTAATGCCGTTGTAGAGTCATGCGACCGCCGGACAGAACCGCCGCACAAGGCGGGTATCCAGGAAAACATAGGTGAGGACGAAGACCAGGTAGTTGGGGCTGATCCAGCTATTCAGAGAAGATGAAACCAAGCCCGAGACGAACGATGAGACTTCAAACGGACCAAACATAACCGCCCAGTCGTATGATCGAGCCATAACGGTGAGCAGCATGAAGGCAGTGATCAACAGAATGCGCCTGCGAAGGGAGACGGTGGGAAGCGGTACGAACGCGACGATAAAGTAGATCGTATGATAGGGTGCCATGTACCACTGGAAGTGATGCTGATAGACGAGCTTCGCAACGATCAGCATGACCGCGTAGCAAACAAGAACGCGGACGGTGTTCCAAAGCACGTATTGCATCTAGCGCTCGTGTTCATGATGGAGAAGTGGGCGCGACACTACCTTGAAGATTGTGGCCGTTCTTTGCCACCCCAGGTTCTGTCGCAGATTATTTATTGACGCCCGCGCGGCCTTTTTTCCCCAGCAAGTGCCGAAGGCTCTGGAGATCATTGGCTTCGCCGACGTGTTTACCCAAACTGCGCAACTGACTGTCGAGTGCGAAGGGCCACATTGTTTCTTCCACCTCACCAAATGGTCCGATACCGCGTATCGCCCTCGTCACATTGGTCGTGCAATCAAAATCTCCTCCGCCGCTTCTGATCATCCCGGTTGTCCTCCGATATGCGCCGCAGTCGGCGCCGTGCCGCCGGCCATTTCGGCCAGGTTCTGCTCGCGTTTGAGGTTGAGTTCGGCGTCGATCTGGTAGCGCTTCAAGGCGCCGTTTTGCTGGATCTCCGCAAGCTTCAGCTCGCGTTCCATCTCCAGCTTGCGCCGTGCGGTCTCGCTCTCCATGCGGGCCTTCTCGGCGGCAAGCTGTGCCTCCACCTGCAGGCGCTGCATCGCCGCGTCCGGTTGTTGCTGCGGCTGAGCCGCCTGCAGCCGCCGCTGGATATCCTCCGGCGTCGGCTTGGTGAAGTAGAGGTCGGGGGATTTCAGCCCGGCCGCCTCCACCGTCTTGGCAATGCCGTTGTAGAGGTTGTCCGGCGAGACGTAAGGATTGTCGGGCCCGAGGGTGGTCAGCAGTTTTTCCTGCAACTGCTGGATCATCTGGATCATCAGCATGTCGCGCTCGCGCGTTCCGGCGCCAAGCCCGGTATTGACGGTCGCGTCCATGCCGGCGTTCCAGTGGCGCGGGTCGAAGCTCACCCATTGCCCGCGCAGGCGCACCGTCCGCGGCCGGTCCTGGTGCTTGATGACAAGACCAAGCAGGCCCTTGAACACCCGGCGAAGCCCTTGCGCAAAGGTGCGCACCATCAGCTCCGTCTGGCCGATACCCGCCTGCTCGACGAGTGCCGTCGCCTTCGCCGTCATGTTCTGCAGCGCATCCGGTGCCAGGCCGCTCGACGCGTCGGAAATGCCGGTGCGGTCGGTCGCCTCCTGGTCGAGATAGCCGAGCATGGAGAAGGATTCCCCCGCCACGAACGGCACCGCCGTATAGCCGACGGCGCCGCGCACATCGACGCCCTGGCCGACGCGGATCGGCTGGCCGAACTTCGGGTTCAGCACCGATTCCGGGTTCTGGATCACTCCTTCCTGCACGATCGGCTGCTGGTTGTTCTGCCAGTAGAGGTTGTCGAGCGTCTGGCGCAGAAGCACAGTCTTCACCCGCTGGATCTCCGCCATGTCGTCGGTGATCGCGTTGCCCTCGCGCTGGTGCGGCCGCCGCTCGGTGATGAGATCGGCAAAGGGCACCTCGTCCCATTCCGCGTCCTCGAGCAGATTGTCGGCCCCGGTGCCGCCGGCAAAGACCAGCCGGCGAAGCTCGGCAATGCCGTCATCGTCAGCATCCACCTTCACATAGAGCTCGTAGTAATCGACCTCCTGCAGCGCCTTTGCGGTCTCCTCGCCGTCGCCGAAGATGCCACGCCTGCGGGCAAATTCCTCGTCCTCGCCGTCGGCATTGCCGGCAATGGCAAAGCCTTCGACCAGATCGCGGTCATAGCCCATGGCGATCAGGTCCGAACGACGCATCCGCCGCTTGATGCCGGCAATCGGGCTGTCGTCGATCGAGATCGCGTCCGGATGAACGAGGAACTCCTCGAGCGGCACCGCCGCAAGCCTTGTCGCCCCGCGCTCGGCCGTGCGGCGGATCTTCACGGTGAAGACCGGCTGCTCCACCGGCCCGGTCGGCAGCTCGATCCGCTCCATGGTCTGCGCCTGTTCCAGCACCTCCACCGTGTCGTCGGCGATCAGTTGCACAAGGGCGGCCTCGTCGAGTCCGCTATGGGTCGAGACCTCGACGCTTTTTCTCTTCTCGTACCACCAGCGGATCACGCCGTTGCCGAGCTTCAGCGCATCGTGCGCCGCGTCCTGCACCGCGTCATAGCCGTCGCTTTCGGGAAAGACGACGTAGTTGATATAGTCGGTCGCCTGCTCGGCCCCCGCCTCGTCGCCCTGGTTGACCGGCTGGTACTCCACCACCTTGTCATTGCCGAGCACGGTGCGGATCAGCGAAGGCAGCACCTTCTTCACCGCCGCGCGCACATCGCGCGAAATCACCTTGGAGCGGTTCACTTCGGCCGGCACGTCGGCCATCACCCCATCGTAATATTCCATCGCCCTGACACGCGCCGCCGAGAGCTGGTCGCGATAATCCTCGCAATCCCCGACGAGCTGGCTCACCAGGTCCGTCAGTTCCGTTTTCGTCATCGCTGCCATCAGAGAACCTTCCGATCGGTAAAGGCCCAGGCGGGGTATCAGCCTTCACCCGGGCAAAGCGTTTCATCATCAGCGCGTAGCGGCTGGCCGAAGAACGTCGTCGCGTTGTTTTTGCTTGTGAAATCAGCTGATCTGGATCGTGCCAATCTTGTAGCGCACGCCTTCATCGGCCGTAATGACGACCGCGCTGTTGCCGAGGATCGTCTGATAGTTCTGATCCTGGGAGTTGGGATCGAACACGCTGATGTAGTGATTGCTGTGGTATTCGTTCATGGCGCCACCGCCGGCGAGGCTCACCATGCGGCGGCCGTTCGCCTCGAATTGCGGATTGACGAGCGTATCCGACACGCAGTAGCAGAAGCCATTCGCCTGCAGTCCGGTATAGCCGAACAGAACCCATTTCTGCGTGGGCACGTGATAGCGGATGCTCTGCGCCATGCGGCCGTTCTGGTCATACATGGTATAGGGGTTGTAGCCTGCGACCCTGAAGAAGATCTTCGGCTGCTGCGGCGCGATGTTGCCCTGATAGTATTGGTGGTTCACCGTCTCCCACTGGTTGGCACTGTTGTAGAACTGCCAGCCGACCGAAGCGTCGAGGTTGGACGTGCGGATGATCGCGAAGCCGTTGTCGAGCAGCGTCGTGTTCCCCGGCAAGTTACGAACCTCCACGAAGGCATAATAATAATTGCCTTCCTTCACGATGTTCGAAGGATGCAGGAACCCGTAGGCCGTGTTGATGGACTGGTAGGACCACGGCTCCGGAATCAGCACGCAGCGAACGTTGTGATGATTTTGACCGAAATCCCCGGGATTCGGGACCGTCCAGGCCTGACCGTCATTGGTCGAGCGCACATAGCCGATTGCATTCACCCAGCGGGTATTGAACCCATAGGCATGGGAATTGAAGCCTGGCACCCCGCCGATCGTCGTCGACGACTGGTAGAATTCGTGGTGGGTCAGGCCAACCACCAGCGAGCCGCGGGCGTATGGCGACATGATCCAATGACGGTTGGCATAGTGCCCTTCAACGGTGTCGCGTGGCGAATTCCAGTGCCGGCCCGCATTCCAGTTGGTCCAGGTCTGACCATTGTGCCAGTCGTAGACGACGTTGTAGCGGTACCCTTCGGAATGACCGGTGATGAACGTCGGCGTGCCGTTGGCATCGCGCCACGGATGCAGCGGACCATCCACCCAAAGGCCATGGGCGTGCTTCCGCCTACATAGCCGTGCCACTGGTTCGTGCTGAAATCCATGCATGTCTTGTTCCCCGACGTGGTGACGACGCTGGTAACCATCGATTTCTCCTGGCGTTGTGTATTGAAGTGTCCTGCGGACCGACCCGGGCTCTGGCGCCACAGGCAAGCCGCCCTTGGTGAGCAGCAACGAGATCGGTTGCGTTGGAGCGGCCTTGGGTAAGCCGATCAAAGAACCTTCCGATCGGTAAAGGCCCAGGCGGCGTCATTCGCCTTCACCCGGGCAAAGCGTTTCATCATCAGCGCGTAGCGGCTGGCCGAAATCACGTCGTCGCGTTCCTTGACGATCCGGCCGTCCTTGCGGTGGTAGAGCCTGAATTCCTCGAACCATTCGCTAGCGGTGGAAAACACCTTGAAGCGCCCGGTCTGCATCCGCTGCAGCATGTCGGAGACACCCGCCTCGACACCGTTGCTGCCATCGTCGAAGGTCGCCCGTTCCGGCAGCATGGAAAGCCCCTGCCCGCGATATTGCGCCGCAAGCTGCTCGCCCGAGCCCTTGTCGTGCTGCAGCCCGTCATGCGGCCAGGCCCAGGGCAGCCAGGTGCCCCAGGGTTTCAAGCTCGCCGCATGAATTATCGGCGTCGCTTCGCGCTCGCGGTAACAGCGGGTTACGTAGAAGATATCGGCATCCCGGTCCCAGGCACAAAGGGCTGCGGCAAAGGGGTGGTCCCAGCCGAAGTCGAGCCCGCCGATCTGCACCCAATGCCGGGGTATCTCGAAGGGCTCGACGCGGATCTGTTCTTCCGTCACCGGGAAGATCCGGCCGGAACCGAGCGTCGGCACGCCCTTGGTGCGCGCTTCCTTCTCGTGCGCCGGATAGCTGGCGACGATCTTCGCGCGCTCCTCGGGCGTATAGTGCTCGGCATCGTCGATCGTCATGGTCACCACGGTCCGGTCCTCGCAAGGCTCCAGCAGATAGCGGCCGACGACCGCGCTCATACCCTTCAGCGGTGTAAACGTCACGGCGACCGAACCGCCCGTCGCATTGGTGCGGGTAATGCCCTCGAAATAGACGTCCTCCGGCGGCTCCTCGTCGAACCAGACATAGTCCACCGTGTTCGCCTGCCATTTCGCCCGTCCCTGCTCATAGGCTTTCAGAAGCAGCGTCGAGGTGCCGCCCGAAGCGTGGCGCACCGTCACGCTGTCGAGCGCGCCGGAGGCGCTGGAACGCCGCGTCCAGCCGGAGAGCGCTGCTTTCGGCAGATAGCCGGTGCCCCAGTCCTCCTCGCTCATCGGCGGGCCGACGAGCAGCCGCTGCACGCCATCGCGTGTCAGCTCGTGCGATTCCGAGCCGCCGATCATCGTGATCGGGCGCTCGAACCGTCGGCCCGCCCACCATTCGGGATAGTCGCCTGTCAAATGCATCGCCGCTTCCGCGGCACCGGCCAGCGTCTTGCCGAGCTGGTTGCCGGCCATGAACAGCCGCTCACGAAAGCGGGTGCCGGCCGCGTGGAATTCCGTCTGCTTCGCATAGGGCCGGTAATAGCGCAGCCTATTCGTGTTCTGCCGCCGCCCGATCTCCATCGCCAGTTCCATCCGCTCCCTGAGCAGCAAGGAAAGGCCCGATGGCCTGGTCGAGCTTGCGGATCCGCTCGAGAAGTTGCTCATCCGTCATCTCGCCGATCTGGTTTGGATTGATGGTCACGTCCTTCGGCATCAGCGCCGCCACGGCCTTGAGGAAATCATGCGGGTTCTTCTCGATCAGCGCATGGATCGCCGCCGCCCCTCGGGCTTCCCAGGCCGAAAGCATGTCTTCGAGAAAGAGCTCGCCGAGCCTGGTGCGTACCGCCTTGCGGGCGCGCGGCCGGGGGATCGCGCCCGCGCGGTCGGCACGCGGCAGAAAGCGCCCGGTCTTCGGGTCCTTGGCAGGTTTGCTCGTCATGGGATTTGCTCCGCTCGGGCCAGTGCATCCGTTGCCGGCCCGGCGTCGGCAGAGATTGCAGCCGCCGGCCAGCGACCCTGCCTCGGCGCCTGCAGCAGCCGGCCGCTTGGCAATCGTCAAGCGCCGCACCCGCCGCGAAAGCGTGCGCCAAGCGTGACGGCAGGTCACAAAAAATTGCTGGTGTCACGCCGAAAGTCACGCTTGCAAACTTGACTTCAGGTTGTATTAGATAGTCAATACGTCGCGCCGGATCGCCCTGCCTTGGGCCTTGCGGGAGGAAATGCGCGACGGGTGCCGATGCCGCGCAGGCGGCAGCCGGGAACGAGCCAAAGTAGTTCAAATTTTTGAACAGTTTGTCAGTCTGGAAGTCCCGCCGTGGGAACCATGCGATGGATGCAACAGGTGTCAGATGATCCGCAACGCGTTCAGTAAGTTGAAGACCATTATCACCCCACGCCCCTCCGTAGCGAATATCTCGCCCAGGTTGCTTGAACTGGCGACCTCCGGCAACGTCGAGGCCCAGGCAAAACTCGCCGAAATCTACTTCAACGACGGCAGCGAGGAACACTACGCCGCCTCGCTTCACTGGAACCGGCAGGCCGCCCGCCAGGGTCATCCCGCTGCGCAGGCCCGTCTCGTCACCATCTATCAAAGGGGGCTCGGCGTCGAGCGTGACCCGAAAGAGGCCTCGCGCTGGCTTCGCAGCATCGGCCGCCCGCGCCCCGAACCTGTCCGCGTCGTTTCCGGCAAGATCGTCAAGCAGGAAGCGTGACGAGCGCCAGCCTGTCTTCCACGTAACCCTGCGAAGTAACGATCGGTGATGACCGCGCCGTTGCGCCATTGTCGCGAGCGCCGCTCGGCTGAAGCCCGGAATCAAAAAGGCCGCTTCAATGACGAAACGGCCAGCCTGTAATATCCTTAGCCCGCATCCTGACGCTTGGCAAGCCCTCCGGACAAAATTTGTTCTCGTTATGTTCGTTTTCTTGGCGGACTTCGTTTCGGCGGCATCGCTCGCCCCATCCGCCTCCCGGCACGCGTCATCGATTGGTGATATAGTGGCGATCGGCGCACGACGTCGCCCCGTGCCCAGCGGTCTTCCCAATCTCCCGCCGGGGGCCGAGAGGCGCGCCGTGTCCGGTTCGATGGCGAGACGGCCAAGGGTCGCTCCCACGACGACGGGAGGGTTCCATGACCCCACGAGACCTGTTTGTTGTGATTTTCGCAGCGCTTCTCGCGCTCGCCGGCTGCACCACCGACCAGGCCAGTCGCAACTCCGCCCCTGCCCCAAGCCAGGGAAGCCAAGGCATGCAAGGCGGCGCCCAGGGCATGAGCCAGGGCGGCGGAAGCTCCGGCTACTAA